GGAAGAAAAGATGTCTGGCGAGAGTGAACCAGAAGAAGAAGTTGCGAGCGTTGAACAACGCCAAATCAGTTTGATTGCACCTGATTTCATGGCGGCTTCGGCGCGTCGCGGTTTGCGTTTGCATGAAGAAGGTTTTTCGGGTGATGGTCTTGTGCCTGCAACGGTTGCTGATGCCCGCCGCATGGCGAATGGCGAAGCGTTGTCGGAAGCGAAGTGGCGCAAAATCCCTGCGTGGATTGCGCGTCATATCGTTGATTTGGATGCGGTGCAAGGTGATGAGATCACCGCAGGTTTGGTTGCAATGTTGTTGTGGGGTGGCGGTTCTTCCAAGACTTCGGCGCGTAGGGCGCAGGCGTATGCGCAACGCATCGTGGACAGATTGAACGAAGAAGAAGAACGGGCTGATGCACCCGCACCACCGCAAGACCAAATCAAAGGTTCGGATGAAAACCCTGCTGGTTCTGCCGCCGACAAGACAGGCGACATCAGCCTTTCGGATGCAGTTGAAACCAGCCTGCAAAACAAGGCTGATGAACACAATAAGCGGATGAATGATGAAGATAAACCTGTGTGGACACGGGTTCGGGTTGGCGCATTGCGTTCTGTGTGGCGACGCGGTGCGGGCGCATTCTCTACTTCTCACCGCCCGAACATGACACGCCAACAATGGGCGATGGCTCGCGTGAATGCGTTTCTTTATTTGGCTGAGAAAGGCAAACCAGAAAATTCAAAGTATGTAGGCGACAATGACCTTCTGCACCCTGAGCATCCGAAGTATTCAGAAGGCGATAGAAATGCGCAACGCAACAATGTAACCTGTTCACCATCTATGGCTGAACTACGCAAAGCAATTGCAGACCCAACCGAAGTGCGTTGGTGTGTGAAGAAGGCTGACGAAAAGCGTTTTGTTGCTTTCACAAATTTGGAAGCACGACAGGATGGTGAAGGCAACAAGTTGATTGGCTACGCATCTGTTTTTGATAGCCCATCTGAGCCGATGCCATTTGTTGAATATGTGCGTCGCGGTGCATTCGCCAAGACTTTGAATGATGGCGCAGATGTGCGTTTGCTGATTGATCATGAAGGTGTGCCGCTTGCCCGCACAAAGTCTGGAACTTTGATGTTGGAAGAAGATGATCGCGGTTTGCGTGTGGAAGCATCCCTTGACCCAATGAACCCTGATGCGGCGCGGGTCATTTCCGCTATGAAGCGGGGCGACATTTCGCAGATGTCGTTCGCTTTCCGCACCATCAAAGATAGTTGGAATAGCGATAGATCGGTGCGCGAATTGAAGGAAGTGCAACTGTACGATGTGTCAGTTGTGACCTTCCCTGCGTATGAAGAAACGGTTGCCGAAATTCGTAGTGGACAAACTGCGCAGGAAGTCGCTACTATCGTGAGCAACGCACCCGTGCGTTTGCGTTCTGCGCAAATCGCATTGGCGCGCAGGCACAGCCGCGATTGAGCCGCGCTACATCTAGCGCACTTTGGTATCGCACTTGGCGATTACATCCCAACTATTCCCCTAAGGAAAAACCATGAAAGATAAACTGATTGAAAAGCGTGATGCAGTTCTTGCTCGCGCCGAAGCAATTGTTGCAACCGCCAAGACGGAAGCACGCGACCTGACCGCCGATGAAGATGCGGAAATTGCCAAGTCGCTTGACGAAGTTCGCGATTTTGATGCGCAGATTGAGCGTCACGCCGAACTTGAAAAGCGTGCAAAGGAAGCCGCCGATCTTCGCGCAAAGAATCAGATTGCCGAAGTCACCAGCAAGGTGACCAGCGAGCCGCGCACCTACCGTTCCAACGGTCAGCATTCGTTCATTTCTGATGCGTACGCCGCACAGTTCAATGGCGACTTCGCCGCCCGTGAGCGTCTCGCACGCCACATGAACGAAGAGCGCATTGAGCGTCGCGATGTCACCAGCGCAAACTTCGCTGGTCTTGTTGTGCCGCAGTTCTTGACCGACCTTGCCGCGCCATTCGCCCGTGCGGGTCGCCCGTTCATGGATGCTTCGCGTAAGCACCAATTGCCAGATGCAGGCTTGACGCTGAGCATCAGCAAGGTGACCACGGGTAGCGCAACCGCGGTGCAAACCGAAGGTTCGGCTGTGCAGGAAACCAACATGGATGACACCAAACTTGATGTTTCGGTTGTCACCGTTGCTGGTCAGCAGAATGTTTCGCGCCAAGCCTTAGAGCGTGGCACGGGCATTGACAGCCTTGTGATGGCTGACCTTGTTTCGGCATACCACACGAACCTTGACAGCCTGAATGTGACCACTTCGGCAACTTCGCTGACGAACACCATCACACAGGTTGTGACCTACACCGATGCATCGCCAACGGTTGCGGAACTTTACCCGAAGTTGTTGGATGCCATTCAGCGTGTGCAAACCAACTACTTCCAGACCCCGAACTTCATCCTGATGCACCCACGCCGCCTTGCGTTTATTTTGGCGGCAGTGGACAGCACGAACCGCCCATTGGCTGTTCCGACACCTTACGGTTTCAACCCAATTGCAACGGGTAACGGTGCGGCTCAGTATGCACAAAGCGGTTACGCGATTGCGGGAATCCCCGTCATCAGCGATGCCAATGTGATCACCACCAATGGTGCAGGAAGCAACGAAGATGTCATCATCGTTGGTCACACTTCCGAAAGCCATCTGTGGGAACAGGGCGATGGTTCACCGATGATGCTTCGTTTTGAAGATGTCAAGTCGGCAGAACTTGAAGTGAAGATGGTTGTGTACGGTTACAGCGCGTACACCGCCAACCGCTACCCCAATGCATTCGCATTGGTTGGCGGTACGGGTCTTGTAGCCCCGACCTTCTAATTGCGTTCCTAAGTTTTGACGGGGGCGGCTAATAACCGCCCCCGTCAGAAGTAGGATGTTGCGTTATGAAACAAAACAAATGGATTGCTGGCTTGCTCGCTGAACGCGAATCGTATGTTCGTCGCGGGTTGCGTGACAAGGTGCAAATGGTTGATGATGCGCTTGCCGCATTGGGTCATCGTGTTGATGATGTAGTTGTTGAAACCGCATCGGTTGATGTGGATGTTGAGCAAGCGAAAGTGGTTCGTGGGCGTAAGCGAAAGAAGGCTTAGCGATGGCAATTGCGAACGGGTATTGCACGCTGAATGAAGTGAAAGCCGCGCTTCGCATTACCGATAGTGCAGATGATGCGCTTCTTGAAAGATCTATTGAAGGCGCGTCACGCCGAATTGATGGTTACTGTGGGCGTAGGTTCTATCAGCAGAACGCAACCATTTCCCTTTATGCGGTGGATAGTTATACCTTGCCGACGCAAGATGATTTGGTTTCCGTTACCACTTTGAAAACGGATGATGATGGCGATGGCACTTTTGAAAACACTTGGACAACGGGTGTGGACTATCAACTAGAACCGTTGGATAGGGCGATTACGGGTCAGCCGATCCGAACCGTGACTGCGATTGGTGGCAAAACCTTCCCATTGTTTAGTGTGCCTGCGTTGCCTTCGGCGCAGATTGTTGGTGTGTGGGGTTGGTCTGCAATTCCGAATGATATTCGTGAAGCGTGCGTGTTGCTTTCTATGCGTGGCTTTGCTCGCTATAACGCGGCTTTGGGTGTGGTTGGTTTTGCTGACATGGCTATTCAAGTGCGTGCCATTGATCCTGATGTTCGGGATTTCTTGAACCCGTATCGCAAATTTGGGATTGCCTGATGCCCGCTACACCATCGCAAGTTGTTACAGGTTTGAAGAATCGTTTGGCAACCATCACGGGTTTGCGAACATTCAGTTATCAGCCTTCATCGTTGAACCCGCCTGTCGGGTTTCCTGTCATCAATCGTGTGGAATATCACGGTGCGATGGGTGGCGGTTTGGTGATTTACGATTGCACGGTGTATGTGATTGTTGGGCGTTACACCGATGATAGGGCTTTTGATGTGGCGGATGATTATCTTGCCTACTCTGGCGCGAAGTCAATTCGTGCGGCAATTGAAGGCGATGAAACTTTGGGTGGCACAACCCAATCTTTGACGGTTGCTAGTGCCGCAAACATTTCTTCGGTAAATGTGGCTGATCAAGATTTTTTGCAGGTCGCTTTACAAGTAACGGTGAATGGGTAAGATGGTGGGCATGGCACAGTTCAAAGTTGTTTCATCCCGTCTTGTTGGTCACGCTCAGGGTTCACTTGTGAGCGAAGCACAACTTGACGGTGCTAACATTGCCGCGCTGATTGAAGCAGGTCATATTGCTGAAATCGGTAGCAAGCCTTCCAAATCCAAAGACACAAAAGAACAGGAATAATCATGGCAATCATCGCTTTCAAGAATGTGGATTTCACCGTGAATGGTGTGAACCTTAGTGACCGCATGAATGCGGCAACGCTCACTTATGAGATTGAACAGCAGGATGCAACCGTGATGGGTGGCAACCGCGCATTCGTCGGCGGTATTCAGAACAACACTTTGGAAGTGACTTTGTATCAGGATTTCGCCGCGAACGAAGTGGAAGCCACAATTTTCCCGTTGGTTGGAACTACCACCACCGTGACGCTTCGCGCAGGTTCGCAGGCAACTGCCGCAGATAATCCGCTCTATACAATCTCAGGTGCGTATTTGGCTTCGCATACGCCGATTGCGGCAAGCGATGTTGGTGCAACTTCGCCAATTACGCTGACCTTCACGGGCGGCACTTTGGTCAAGACCACTTCCTGATTGATTTACATTCAAAACTAGAAGGGAATTGAAATGCAAATTGATTTGCGTGTTTCGTTTATCAACGGTCAATCCACAGATGTTGATGCTGTGTTTGCTGACTTTATTGCGTTTGAAAAAGAACGCAGGCGTAGCGTCGTGCGCTTGGATGCCGATATGCAACTAACCGATCTCGCATGGTTGGCTTGGCACGCCGAAAAGCGCATGGGGAAAACCACTTTGAAGTTTGAACCTGATTGGGTTTCTACTGTAAAAAGCGTGGAAGTGCGTGCGAATGATGCAGGTGAAATCCCTTTGGACAGCAAGTAAGCGACAAGAATTCTGCGCATTGGCAGATTGCCGCGCTTGCTTGCGAAACAGGAATTGCACCACAGCATTTGATTGATGCTGGCGATCTGATGATTGATGCGATGTTTGATTATTTGAAGCATCGTGCGGAAAAGCAACGACAACGAAGGTAGTACGATGGGCGCACTATGGCAGAAAATTTCAACCCATCAAAGCGCAACTTCTTTCAGC